CTTCGTATATCTCAACCTCGTCAATAACCATATTCGATGCCTCGTCATAGGTGTCTTTGATTTGTTGTTGTGACTCAGTGATTCCTAACTCGTTCAGTATATCAAAGAATGGTTTACCGATTTGTTTCTTGTATTCCTCAAAAGGAACTTCTATCTTGTGGTGAAGTCTAACAATATCCCAAGACATTTCCATATTTTTAATAGAGTTGATTAGAACACCGTCTAAATCAAATGCAATTAGTTTTTTCATTTAACAAGGTGGTCTTCAGTAAGTATTCTGAATCCGTATCTCCTATCTTTACAATAATTATCTGCAGCTTTGAACTTTGCTTGATTGACTAAGTAGGTTGCAACCTCATTATAGTATCTTTTTGTCATACGTTTAGGTTCTTTTGGAGGTGATAACTGTTTTTTGGGTTTAACTTCTATGATTTCACGGACTGTTTGTCCTTTATTGTTAACATATTTGATATAGAAGTCGGGAAAGTATCTATGAACCCGTTTATCAACAGGTGATTTGTATGGAATTATGATTTCTTCACTTCCCCATTCAATAATATTTGGATTATTGTCACAATATACCATAAATCTACGTTCCCACAACGACCTATAATAGATTTTTGTAGGGTCACCCTTATATTTTTTGTAGTTCTTTGGTTTAAACTTGCCTGAATAACTTTTTCTAGACATAAATAACACTAGTAATCATAATTTTTAGTATTTAGGTTCAAAAAACATGCCAAGTATAGACAAACTATTAAACAAAGTTAACCAAGCTGCAAGTGCAGTCAAATCCTTTAAAGGAATCAAATCAAAATTCGAAGGTAAAGAGTATACTGGTTCGTATGCAAAAGATATGTTAGCTGCCGAAAAGGCAAAAGCACAAAAGTTATTAGACGATAGACGTGCAACACTTCAAAGTAATCTTAATGCTTCAAACCTTTCAAAATCAGTTGCAAAAAAACCACCAGTTGCAAACATAAGAGATTTAACATATCCAGTTGGAGAAGATTTAGATTCGTATATAGTATTTGAAACTAGACCAAGAAAGACAAAGCCAGGTAATGATAATGCTGGAAATCTTTTTAGTGGAGAAGAACAAGTTTCTATTGCATTGTATGTTCCCGATAGTTTATCTTTTGATACAAAGGTGACCTATGAACAAGAAGGTATTAGTGCAAACAAAAGAAATATTATTGATACCTTTGACGGAGGTGGTAATGGACTTCAAGCATTTGGTAGTGGATTAGAAGAAGCATTTGAAGGAATGATAGACAGTGCTGGAAATGCTGTGACGGGTGGTGTTAAAAACTTTCTTCAAGGTAAAGCAAAAAATCCTATGGAAGAACAGTTCTTCAAAGGTGTAGAATTTAGAAGTCATTCATTTAGTTATGAGTTCTATCCTAAAAGTTCAGACGAAGCAAAACAAGTTCAAGATATTATTTGGTCATTTAAATCTGCAATGTTGCCTGATACTTTTGCAAATGCAGAAGCAGACGGAGCTGCAGAAGGATACTATAACTATCCAAACATATTTGATATCTATTATGAAGGTTCTATTGATTTAAGATTTGAAGATTTCTTACCCTCTGTTTTAACAGATTGCACGGTATCACATTCAACAAAACTTTATGAAGACGGTTATCCAGTATCAACTGAACTGGGTCTAGAGTTTACTGAAGTTAAAGTTATTACACAAGAAACTTATCAACAAATATCTAAGTCAGGTAGGAAGAAAGATATTGGTGGTGGTGTCGATTCACTTGCATTAGGAACTTCTTCATATGATACTACATATGAAACAGAACAATATACATCTTGGACTGGAAAGAAAAAAACTAGAACAAAGAAAGTGGTCACTAGAAATCCAAAAAATCAATTAAGACCACCTAGACAAACTGGTGGAGGTAATGGATAATGGCTACACAACTATTTAAAAACTTTCCCGACATTCAATATACTTTAGATAGTGGTAAAGTTATTACCATTAAGGATTTCTTTAGGAAATCTAGAATAGAACAATCTGCAGTAAATGACATTATTGATTATGAATACTTAGAGTTAATGGAAGGAGATAGACCTGATGTAGTTGCTTCAAAACTTTATAGTGACAGTGATTTACATTGGACTTTCTTCTTAGTCAATAACTGGAATAATTATTATGAATGGTGGAAAGACAATTCAGAGTTTGAAAAATATCTCGACAAGTATTATTCAGGTCAGTATCTAACTGCATACAACAAAACAGATATCGTAGGTGCAAGTAATAAGTTTTTATTAGGTGAAACTGTTTCGTGTTTAAGAAATGGTATCACACTCGAAGGTGTAGTAAATGAAGTGCAACCTAACTTTGCAAGAATAGGTATCGAAGGTGCAGAATTCAGAGGTGGTGAACAAGTCACTGGTGATGTAAGTGGTCACTCACTAACTATTAAAGATGCAATTAGAAAGTTAGACGGAACTGCATATTATTATAACGGTAATCATAAGTCAAACGTCTTTGTAAATGGTATGTTAGAGAAAACAATATATGATGATGAGTGGGAAAGAAATGAAGAGAAAAGAAAAATCAAATACATTAAACCACAATACATAAGAAGGGTTATCAGAGAATTCAATAGAGTAATGAGTGCATAATAATGTCACAAGGTAATTATAAAGCTGGTGAGTTTAGTATTGAATCACTTGCAATTGTCAACCAAGAAGACGAGTCAGTCGATATAACAGACCTTGCAATAGGGGTCAAGTTATTTGAATCAATCTATAATAAATTTACAACTGGTCATGTAAATGTTTTAGACGGATTGAACATATTAGGAAACTATAAATTTACTGGTCAGGAATTCATACGTATTTCAGTTGCACAAAAAGAGGGTATTGGTCAAGAACCCGAAAAGAAATTCACAATCGATAAAACCTTTAGAATCTATAAAGTTGAAAATGTTAAAAGACCAAAAGAATCTTCTCAATTATTTCAACTTAGATTTTGTGACCCAAGAATGTTTTTCTGTAGAAAGAAACGTTTAAGTAAAATGTTCAGAGGTTCATATGAAGAAATGTTGCAGTCTGCATTAATTGAAGAAGCAAATATCAAACCACAAGAGTTTGATTGGTTTGAAGAAACAGAACCAAAGAATATACAATTCATATGTCCTAACTGGACTGTTTCAAAGTTTATTGATTACGTAGTTAACGAAGCAAATATTGGTGAAAATGCAGAATGGAAGAATGGTATGTTCTTCTTTCAAACACTTAATGGTGGATTTAGATTTAGTTCGATAGACACTATGTTGAAACGAGAGTTTCCAGTTCCCTTTTCATATAGACCAAGAAGTGCAGAAGAAACTTCACAATTAGATTTGAATGCAAAGGGTGGTTTAAACTCTATGATTAAATCTTTTTACATACCACAACAATTTGATACACTTAGAGGAACAGCTAAGGGTGCATATTCTTCTATGCAGAAAACATATGACCCAATCAGAAAACAAGAAGTTGATTTTGTGTATGATTTAGAAGAAACTATGAATCGTGGAAAACACTTATCAGGATTCCCTCTAATAAGAACAGGTGAAATGGAAAGGTCATTAACACTTGAAAATCAAATCGACCCTATGATATCACCTGCTGTGACAGAAATAGATATTGACTTTCCACCCAACGAATCATACGATAGTAATGTAAGATATGATTTTACAAGTTCACACTTATTTGACAATGAAGATACACTAGGGAATGACGAAGTGTTCCAAGGTTATAAGTCAGTTGATAATGCAAGATTAGAAAGAACTGCATTACTGGAAATACTACAACAAAATAAAATTGTTGTGACTATCCCTATGAGAACAGATTTAACAGTGGGTAATGTCATTCAATTAGAAATACCACAACCCGAACCAACAAATAAAGAAGACAAATTAAATGACGGGAGATATCTGATTACTGATTTATCTATAGCTATGAGTATTCCTTCAAAAGAAGGTGAAATGTATTTAGAATGTGTTAAAGAAAGTTTTGCAGCTAAGATTGCAGACGTAAAACCATTACAAGAAGTAGAACCTGCGGAAGAAGTATAATGAAACATTTTTTTGGAATCGTAGAAGATAGAAACGACCCTCTAAAGATAGGAAGGGTTCGTGTTCGTATACATGGGATTCATACAGATAATAAATTAAATTTATCAACACCCGATTTACCATGGGCTCAAGTATTACTTCCAACAACTTCTGCTGGTCTTTCAGGTATTGGAATGCAACATGGTCTAGTAGAAGGTTCAACAGTCTTTGGATATTTTAGGGACACTGCAATGCAAGACCCAATCATATTCGGTGTTGCAACTGGTATACCACAAACTGGTTATAAAGTTGATGCATTCGGAAATGAATTATTAAGAGGTGTTGATAAAGGTTTCAATGACCCACGTAGATTAACAGTTGCAGATTATGAAGGAACACCTGATGCACCCAATCCCGAACAGGATTCAAGACGACCACATGGTCTAACAAGTGCAATCGATACACAACCTAAGTCACCAAAAGAATTAACAATTAATTATGATGCAACGGGTTCTACAATTACAGAGGGAGAGATTACTGAAGATATGCTTCCCTACTATCCATTATACACCAATGAATCAGATGTGTCAAGTCTTGCACGTGGTGATTCTGTATTAGATAAGAAGATTGAAATAGAAGGACACACTTTCCCCGACTCAGTTGCAGAACCAGTATATCCATATAACAAAGTGTATCAATCAGAGTCAGGTCACGTTATTGAAGTGGACGATACAGTTGGTAAAGAAAGACTTTCAACTTATCATAGGTCAGGAACGTTTCAGGAAGTTCACCCTGATGGAAGTGTAGTGCAACGAATTGTAAATGATAATTATCAGATAGTTGCAAAGGACGATAAGATTTATATAGCTGGAAACGCAGACTTAACAGTAGAGAAAGGAAACGTGACAATCAATGTTAACACTGGTAATGTAGATATGAAAGTGTTAAAAGGTAATGTCACTTCAGAGATTACAGAAGGAAATCTAAAAGCAGATATCCTCAAAGGAACAACAGACGTATTATCAGAAGGTAAGATTACAATCACTGGTAATAACACAACA